CGCGGCTTCTGGCGGCGGCGCGGCAATTGTCGCGGCGAGCGGAAGCGCCGCCGGGAGCGGGACGGCTTCGGCGGCCGGAGCCGCGATCGCCTCCGGCGCTGGCTCGGCGACGGGCTCGGGTACGGCTTCGGGAGTTGGCGCGACCGCAGGCGTCACCAACTCCGGGGCTGGAAGCGCAACCGGCTCGGGCACGGCTTCCGGCGTTGGCGCAGCAATCGCTTCCGGCGCGGGCTCGGCCAGCGGCAACGGAACCGCCACAGCGACCGGCGCAGCCATTGCGTCGGCGAGCGGATCGGCGGCAGGCAGCGGCACCGCGACCGGTGGTGGCGCGGCAATCGCGGCGGCGACAGGCTCGTCAACAGGCTCTGGCACCGCCTCCGCGCAAGGCACGGTCATTGCCGCCTCGAGCGGCTCCGCCTCCGGCACAGGCACCGCAACCGCCTCCGGCGCTGCGATAAAGGCAACGACCGGCACCGCCTCCGGCACAGGGGCGGCGAGTGCGACCGGCGCGGCAATCGCCAGCTCCACCGGCAGCGCCAGCGGTAGCGGTGCCGCATCTGGCGCGGGCGCATCGATCGCGGCCGGAAGCGGCAGCGCCAGCGGCTCGGGCACCGCCACCGGTGCAGCGACCGCGATCAAGACCACAGCCGGGAGTGCAACGGGCTCCGGCACCGCAAGTGCGACAGGCGTTGCGTTCGCCGCGTCGAGCGGCACCGCAACCGGATCAGGAACAGCGACCGGCGGCGGCGCTTCCATCGCGGCTAGCGCGGGAAGCGCGTCAGGTTCTGGAACGGCATCGGGTGGCGGCGCAAGCATCGCCGCGTCGGCCGGGAGCGCGGCTGGCACCGGCCAGGCGTCGGCGCAATCCGGCGTCTCGGGCGTCACTACCGGCTCGGCCTCCGGTACCGGCACCGCGAGCGCGGTCGGCGCGTCTATCGCTGCAGCAGCCGGGTCGGCCAGCGGGACCGGCGCGGGAACCGGCTTCGACGTTGCAATCGTCGCGGGCGCTGGCTCCGCGAGCGGAAGCGGTACCGCAAGCGGCGCGGGCGCGAAGACCACCGCTGCTTCCGGCTCGGCGAGCGGGACAGGAACCGCCAGCGCTGGTGGAGCTTCGATTGCGTCGGGCGCTGGCTCGGCGGCCGGTTCGGGAAGCGCGAGCGGCGGCGGCGCGCAAGCGGGCGTCAACTTCGGCACCGCCACCGGTCAAGGAACGGCTAACGGCGTCGGCGCGGCCACCGCCGCCTCGACCGGCACAGCGAGCGGATCAGGAACCGCGAGTGCCGCCGCGACCGCCATCAAGGCGGCGAGCGGGACGGCGAGCGGAACCGGAACCGCCTCTGCAAGCGCCTCTACGGTCAAAGGAACCGCCGGGAGCGCCAGCGGGACCGGCACGGCCAGCGCGACGGGCGCGGTCGTCAAAGGCACGGTCGGCAGCGCGGCGGGAACTGGTCAAGCCAGCGGCGTTTCGCAGCCGAGCAATGCAGCAATCGGCTCGGCGGCGGGAACCGGCACCGCAACGGCACGAGGAGCCGCCACTGTCGCGGCGATCGCGGCGGCAGCGGGCGCGGGCCTCGCTAGCGCGCAAGCCATCGGTCTCACGGCGGGTGTTTCGGTCGGCACCGCCACAGGTATCGGCACCGCGCAGGCTTTCGGTTTCGGCATCGTGCCGACGCCGACTGAGGGCGATCGCATCGTCTATGTTCTGCCGTTCGATCCCGTGGTGACGGTGCTCGAAACCTCGGCCGTGGTCGAGACCACCGAGCCGGATGCCGTGTTGGAACCCGCATGAGCAACGGCGACGGCGGTGGTGGTGGAGCTCAAGGCGCGGGAGCGGCAATCGTTGCTGCGGTTGGTACAGCTAGCGGTAGCAGCATGATCACGTTCCAGATCGCGCCCACGCCAGCGGGCCGCGTCGTGATCCTGTCCGCCAAGCACCGCGTCGTGAACGCAAAACTGTTTCGGGAGGCGTGATTGAGCGCGTTGAAATGGTCGGGCAGCAAAGACCCGGACGAGATCGAGGATTTCGTCGTCGATTGGACGGCGCGCCTCGCGCCCGGCGACACCATCGCGTCGTCGTCGTGGCCAAATCCTCCTTCCGGCATCACGATCAACTCGACCATGTTCACCAATAACGGAAGCCTGTGGAACGGCACCACGACGCTGCTCAACCGCTACTACACGACGATATGGCTGTCGTCGGGAGTTCTCGGCGCGACCTATCTTTTCACCAACCGCATCATGACGACCGGAGGCCGCACCTATGACCAGAGCATCAAGCTCAAGGTGAAGACGCGCTAAATGCCCATCGTTGTCGAAGACGGGACCGGGCTTCCTACTGCCAACGCCTACGCGAGCGAGGACGACTTCGATACCTACACCGAGGACCGCGCCTATGTGGTGGTCGTCGGTGATACCGAAGCGGCGCTCATTCGCGGCACCACATCGCTAGAGGCGATGTACGGCACGCGTTGGCCGGGAACGCGCACGCATGGCCGCGACCAAGGGCTCGGCTGGCCGCGCACCGGAGCGACCGACGTCGACGATAATGTCATCGCCGATGACGAGATACCGATCGAGGTCATCGAGGCGACGATCGAGCTTGCGTTGCGCGAGTTGTCGTCGCCGGGCTCGACCTCGCCCGATCTGGCGCGGGGCGGAACGGTGCGGCGCGTGCGCGCGGGCAGCGTCGAGGTCGAATACGCCGCCAACGCTATCGCCACGACCACCTACACGGTGGTTGACGGCATCCTTGAGCCGTTGATTGGGCCGACGTCGCATGGTGGTATAACCTCGGGCTGGGCGACGCGAGGCTAGCATGGCGTCGATGCTCGAAAGCGAACTGGCGCACGTCATTGCCGACGCGGCTTCCTTCATCTTTCTCGACGCGACCTTGACCCGCGACGTGCCAGGCACGATCACCGACCCTGCCGATCCGCCCGCACCGACGACCGTCAACTATCCGTGCAAGGCGATTGAAGATACTTACTCCACAGGACAGCGCGCGAACGGGCTTGTTGCGGCCGACGACGTGCGCGTTCTGATCCTGGCGACGACGCTCGCGGTCGCGCCGCTGCCGGGAGATCGCATCACAATCCGCGGTGTCACGCGCACGATCGTTCCGGTTGGAACAACCGGGCTTCCCGGCGTCGATAGCGATCCGGCGCGCGCGACGTGGGAGTGCAGGACGCGCAAGTAAATGGCGATCACAAAGCGCAACGCGGCCCGGCTCGACAACCTCATGGAGACGTGGGACCCGGCATTGCGCCGCGCCTTCATGGAAAGCGTCTACAACATGCGCGACGCCGCGCAACTCGACCTCATCATCAGGTTCCTCGAGCAAGCGGACATCGAAAGCGCGCTACGCGCGGTCAACCTCGACCCGGTGCTTTGGCTCCCTTGGGACAAAGGCATCCGCGCAACGTTCGAGGCGGCGGGCGAAGCAACCGCCGCAGTTGTGCCGGTGATTGATCTGGCCGGTGGCTTTCGCACCGAATTTATTTTCAACGTGCGCAACCCGGCCGCCGAGACCTGGCTTTCGACGCGCTCCTCCATGGAGATTGTCGAGATACTGGCCGACCAGCGCACCATGATCCGCGAATATCTCACGACCGGCATGGCGGCTGGCAACAATCCGCGCACCGTCGCGCTCGATCTCGTCGGCCGCATCAGCGCGGATACCGGACGCCGCGAGGGCGGTGTGATTGGCCTGACGCAAAGCCAAATGCAATGGGTGGTCAATTATGAGGAGGAGCTGCGCTCGGACAATCCGCTTGCTGCGCTTTCGCGTGCGCTGCGCGACAGGCGCTTTGATAGCGTGGTGCGCCGGGCTGCGGCGGAGGATACTGCAATACCGGAGGCGCAGATCAACGCGATGGTGCGTACCTACACCAACCGGGCCATGCGCTATCGCGCCGAGACCATCGCCCGCACCGAAGCGCTGACATCGCTGCATGAAGGGCAGCGCCAGGCACTGCAGCAAGCAATGGCGGCGGGCATCAATCCCGGCAGCGTGCGCTATATCTGGCGCACCGCCGGAGACAACCGCGTCCGCGATAGCCACGCCGAGATGGAAGGCGAAGTTCGCCCGGAAGGCGAGCCGTTCATTTCTGGCGACGGCAACTACTTGGAATATCCGGGCGATCCGAAAGCGCCGCCGGAGGAAACGATCAACTGCCGCTGCTGGCTCGAACCTGACATCGACTTCCTCGCGAGCCTTGAAGGCGAGCCGCCGCCGGAGACCGACCAAATAGATGCCAATTAGCACGCTATCGTTTCAGGCTGCGGTTGACGACTGGACCCGCCAGACCGAGGCGAGACTGTTGGCTGTATACCGCGAGAGTTCTAAGCGCGTGATCTCGAATTGCCAGAAGCGCATTCCTGTCGACACCGGATATGCGCGCGCTTCGATCCAAGTTTCGCTCGAAGGCTTCGCGCCGACCGAAGCAAAGACCACCCGCGAGGCCGAGGCGACCTACGGCGATACCACGCCGATCGCGGTCGCGGTGATCGCCGGGGCGAACTTGCAGGACACGATCTTCGTCGGCTGGACAGCCAATTACGCGATCTTTCTGGAAAATGGGCACAGCCAGCAAGCGCCGAGTGGCTTCGTCGCGATCTCGGCTCAGGAATGGCCCACGATCGTTGCTGAGGTCATCGAGGAAGCCAAGGAGAGGAGCATCACATGACGCTAGGTCTTTGTTATTGGGTCTTGATGCTGATCTGGCTGGTGTTCGGGGTGCTCTCGCACTTCGGCGTGGTGACCGGTCTCTACGTCGTGAGCGGTAACGCCGTGTTGCTGTTCATTCTATTTGCTCTGCTGGGATGGCAGGTCTTTGGACCGCCATTGCACAGATAGATGGCCGATCCCGCCGACGTCGCGATAGAGCGCGCGCTAAACAACCAGGCGCAAGCGGCAGCGGCCGCGCTCTCGCTGCCGATCGCCATGCCCTACGTCGCCTTCACCCCGCCGACGCCATCGCCAACCGCCGCTTGGCTGCGCTCGACATACATTCCCGCCGACACGCTCGGGCTCGGCGTCGACCCGCAATCGAGCAACCAACATTACGGGCTGTTCTGGATCGACGTGTTCTACGCACTCAACACCGGCGAATACGGCGCGCGCCGCATTGCCGCGCAGCTTTGCTCCTTCTTCAAGCGCGGGAGCGAGTTTGTCGCCGACGGCTTCCGAGTGCAGATCTGGAAGCCTCCTTTCGCGCGGCCGACCATGCGCGAGGACGCCTGGCTGCATGTGCCGGTGCTGATCCCGTTCATCGCCTTCGCATCGAATCCGGCTTGAGCCGGTTAATCCGCCGCGCGAGCGGCATCCAACGACAGGAGGCCACAAATGGCTGCTGGCGCACTTGCAGGTACCAAGTTTTTCATCGGCGGGACCGGGGCGCTGATCCCGTCGCCCGACAACGTGCTGTGGGTCGAGATCAAGAACCTCTCGAATCTCGGCGCTTATGGCGGGACGAACTTCAACAAGATCGCGCTCGAAAGCATCGGCGATGGCTTTACGCGCCAACTCAAGGGCACGCAGCTTGCACCGACGATGGACATCGTGCTCAACCGCGACGACACTGATGCGGGACAGCTTGCGGTACGCGCGGCGAGCGCCGATCGCAACTCGCTTTTCAACTTCAAGGTCGAGGAGAACGACATCGGCACCGGTCTCAACCCGACGCGCACCGTGTTCAAAGGCCGCGTCTACGGCTATGCTACGGCAGGCGGTGGCGTGAACGATCTCAAGCGGATCAACACGTCGATCGAGATCGAGCCCGACACGATCATCGTCACGGCCGCAGCCTAACAACAAAACACAGGAGGGAAAGTATGGACGTTAATGGCGCGCAAGTGGACGATCTTGCGTCGCTGGTTACGCCGGTGACGGCGCAGGCGACGATGGAGGTCAAGAACGCGTTCGGGGAAGTGATGCGGCACGACGACGGAAGGCCCTTCACCATCACCTTGCTCTCTAAAGACAATGCGGCCTACCGCGATCTTTCGCGCAAGATCATCGACCGGCGGCTCGAGCAAATGAGCCGCACGCGCTCGGCCACGCTCGGCTCGGCAACAGAGCGCGACAATGTCGAGTTGCTGGTGGCGATCACCAAGGGATGGGACATCATCCTGCACGGCAAAAAGCCGGAATCCACGCCGGATCAATACCGGCAGGCCTACACCACCATCCCGGCGTTGCGCGAACAGGTGGAGGAGTTCACCGGCGTGCGCGCAAATTTTTCCAAGAGCTGATCGACGAGTTGACGCGGTTCGCGGAGGATCAGCTTTCCGACGAGCCCGCGAACGATCTACCCGAACCGCTGTTCGGCTATCTGTGGCGCTGGTTCGAGCAACTGATCGACTGCCGCGAGGTCGGCTTCGCGGCTGGCCCACTCACCTACCAAGAGATAGACGCTTGGGCGCGTCTGATGCGTTTCGACGTGTCGCCGGTCGAGGCGACGCTGTTGCGGCAGCTTGACCGCGTCTATCGCTTAGCAATGTACGAGAGGCACGAGCGCGAGCGCCCGCGCGAGAAGTCGATCTCGGGCAAGCTAGAAGACATTCGCCTGGCGGCGCAGGCGCAACAGGACTTGGACGAACAGAGGGCGCGACGACGCAAGCAAAATGGCTGACGTTGCCGAACTAGGTATCAAGATCGACAGCACCGACGCCGATCAAGCATCGGCGGCGCTGAAAAAATTTGCCGACGCGGCGGGATTGAGCACCAAGGCGGCAAAGGACTTGGAGGAAGGAGCCAGGACCGCTGGCAAAACGCTAGAGCAGACCGTCACGGCGCTCGGCATGAACCGATCAGCGATTGTGCTGGCGGCGCGCGCCTATGACGAGCACGCGGCAGCGCAAGAGAAGGCAAGCGGCGGAGCGCGCAAGCACGCGCAAGAACTCGCCGGGCTGAGCCGCGTAGCCGCTTCGCTTGCAAACGAATTTGCCGGGCTGTCGAGCAGGCTTGGCATCGTCGGCCAGGCGCTCGCGTCTTTCGGTCCAACGACTGTCGCCATTGCCGGTTCGCTCGGAGCCGTGGCGCTCGCGGCGGAACTTGTCTCGCGCTCGGTCGAGCGCCTCGGGCAAAAGGCGCTTGAGCTAAGGTCGTTTGCCATGGCGAGCGGCCTGACCACCGACGCCATCCAAGCCTTGCGCGCGGGAGCGGAGCAACTCGGCGTCAGCGCCGGTTCCGTCACCACTTTTGTCGAGCGCCTTACGGTCAACCTTTCACAAGCGCGGCTCTCGACCGGGCCGCTCTACGAGGCCTTGCTCAAGGTCGATGTGGCTTTCGCCAACCAAATCAAGCGCGCCGAGGACGTGCAGGAAGCCATCGACATTATCGTCAAGGCGTATCAGGCGGCGGGCGCGGAAGGAAACAAGTTGCTGCGCGAGGCCGGAGGGCGCGGCGCTGTCCAGTTCGCTCCCGTCGCGCAAGCAATCGCCGCCGCCGGAGGCATGGAGGCCTTCATCCAATCGCAGCACGAGTCGATCACGCTCACGCAAGATCAAGTGGACGAGCTTGCGAAAATGCGTGGTGAGTTGAACAAGATCGAATCCGAGAACGCCGATCTGTTCGCCAAGTTGTTCTCCGACGCCGTGCTGTCGAGCGAACTCGCTTTCCACAATAACCTCAAGGCAATCCTTAGCACGCTCAACGACATTCAACAGGGCAAAGGCAACCTCACTATCACGCACGACATCATGGGCAACCCGATCGTCGCGCCCAAGGGAGTTGCTGGTCCTGGCGTTGTTCCCGGTCCCACGATTCCTGCCGTGCCTGCCGTTCCCGCACTCGCGCCGGGTGTTCCACTCCCGACCGCTCGTCCTGGCGGGGCGATCTCCACCGCAGAATTGCGTTCGTATGCAAACGATCTCAAGCGCGTCAATGATGCCGCAGGCGAATCGGCGACGATACAAGACCGGCTCAAGGCAAGGATTGCCGAGATTAACGCTCTCTACGCGGAGGGAAAGTTTGCGCTGGAAGGGTTAGGCAAGGGCGAGGAGGCGCGCAACAGGGCCATCGACATCGCGAAACTCGACGCGGTAAATCAGTTAGAGCAGCAGCGCGTCGGGCTTCTCGGCGCGACGGCCTCGACCGAAGAAAGAGTTAGGGCCAAGACACAGGAGCTAAGCGCCGCGCGCGCGAAGGGTGCCGAAATTTCAGCGACCGAGGCGCAAAACATAATCGCGGTTACGCGCGCGCAAGAGGACGGCACGCTCGCCGCGCAGTCCCAGATCGACACGCTGAAACGCCAGGTCGAAACCTTCGGCCTGTCGTCCGGAGCCGCCGCCGAATACAACACCGTTCAAGAGAAGATCGACGAGAACGCGCGCAACCGTCGCACGACCGACGACGCCGAAATCGCAAGATTGCGCGAGAAGGCTGTCGCTGTCGGCAAACTCACCGAGCAACTGGAATTGATGCAGGCCGCGCAACAAGCGGTCTCTGCTGGCTTGCAGACATTCATCCAATCACTATTGGACGGTAAGAGTGCTGCCGAGTCGCTGTCAGCAGCGTTGAAGTCGGTAGGCAGTTCAATCATTCAGGCCTCGACGCAGGCGGCCAGCAAGCAGTTGGTGGCCGGTCTCGGCGCGAGCGGCGTTGGTCAGGGCATCGAGGGCGCGTTGAGTGGCGTGCTCGGCGGCGCGGCGACGGGGCTCGGCGGTCCGCTCGCCGGTATTGCAGTTGGCATTGGCGCGAGCCTCCTTGGCAGCTTGTTCTCGGACAACAACAAAAAGGCGGCAGAGGAACTTGCCAAAGCACAAGAGGAGGAACGCAACGCCGCGATCGAGGCGACAGCCGCGCTCACCGAAGCCAACAAGGCAATGCGAGCGCTGACGGACGAAACGAAAGGGCCGTTCCAGCAATCGCTCGAACGCGGGCAACAGCAGCTCGCCGACTACGCGCTGCAAAACAGCAAGGCCGTCGTCGCCGTCACCAAGGCTTTCCTCGACCAAGCGATCCCGTTCTCGCAATTCGTCTCGATGATGAACACCTTGGGCGGCGCATTGCAGGACGCGAACGACGCGCTGGCGGCGTTCCAGCAGCAGTTAATCACCGATTTCGCCGCCAAGCTAACGGCGCAACTGCGCGAGGCGACCGGGCAAGGTTTCCTCAACCAGTTTGCCGACCTGATCGCGCAGATCGCCAAGGCGCGCACGGATGCCGCCGCGCTCGGCGTGGACTTTACCGACCTAATCAACCAGGTGTTCGCGGCTTCGGCGCAAAAGCTGGTCAACGATCTGCAGCTTACCAACGATCAGTTCCAAGTTCTGCTGCAAACATTCCCCGAGCTTAATGGTGTGGTGCAGCAATTCGTTGCGACGACGCAGACCGCGACGCGCACAGCCCAACAGCTTGCCGAGCAAACCGCCGCGCTCGACGATCGCTGGCTCGCTCTCAACGTCGACAGCACGACGCTTGCGGGCGCGCTCACGCTGTTCGACCGGCAAGCGTATCGCGAGCGCCTGGCCGAGCAGCAAGCCGGTGGCGAGAACATGGTCGAACTGGAGGCGATCCAAGCGGCCGAGCGCTTACAAGTCATCAAAAAGTTCGGCGAGCAGGCGCAGCAAGCAATCAATTCGGCGGCTCGGCAAATTCGGGACTACTTGACCCAACTCACGACCGGAGCCGAAACCGCGCTGAGCCCGCGCGCTCGCCTTGAGGAAGCGAAGCGGGCGTTCGGGGCAGAACTGGCGCTCGCGCAGCAAGGCAATCTTGACGCGCAGCAACAGATCACCAAATTCGCGGAGGACTTGCGGCAGGCCGCGCTCGCGTTCTACGGCTCGTCCACTGGCTACCAATCGATCGTCGATCAGATCACGACCGGACTCGAAGCGTTGCCAGCGTTGCAGCAGACGACCGATCCGGTCGTGCAAGCGCTGCAAGGCGTGAACACGTCCACCGACAGCGTGTCGACCGCCGTGGCCGCGACCACCGCAGCGGTCACGACCGGCAATTCCTCGATCGTCGATCTGCTCACGACGATCTCGAACACACTCAACACGATCGCCTCGCACACCGGGCACATGTACGCGGCGACCGGCGCAGCCGAATACGCGCTGGCGGCCGGTGGCTTCGTCGGCATGCCGCTCGCCGCTGGCGGCCCAATGGGCACCGATACGGTCCCGGCCTGGCTCTCGCCCGGCGAGTTCGTGGTCAACGCACGCGCGGCGGCAGGCAGCGCCGGATTGCTCGCCGCGATCAATGCGGGCGGGAGCGGCTTCGATGAAATGCTTCGGGTCATGGAGGAATTGTTGGTGCGCATCGTCGACAGCATCGAGGAGAACACGCAAGCAACCATGAGCCAGACGTCGCAGCTCAATCGCGAGCAACGCTTTGTCTCGCGCAAGAGCGCCGCCTAATGCCGCTTACCACCTACGGCCGACAGAAACTCGGCGATCACTCGATCGGAAAGACCGCGTTCACCATGCCGAGCGTGTTCGCCGGATTGTTCACGGCAAGCCCAGGCGACGCGGGCTCGCAAGCGAGCGAGTTCACCGGCGGGAGCTATGCGCGGCAAGCGCTCACCGCGAGCTTCGGCAACTTCGACGCAACCGGCACCGCTGCGCTCACGGCTGACGTATCGTTTCCGACGCCGACCGCGGATTGGGGCACGCTGGCCTATGTCGGCATTCTCGACGCGGTGAGCGCGGGCAATATGATCTATTACGACGCGGTGC